CCAGAAGCTAGAAAAGAGTATTTTAGTAGAGTTATTCATAATCTAGGTAGAGCAGAAGCTCAATATGAATTATTAACCTTATTGGCTAATACTGGAACATGGTCAACTAATATATTTGGTGGTGCTACCATGACTATGGGTAGTGCTGGAGTTAAGAACTATTCTAATGCTTTTAGTAATAAACGTGTCTATGATATACTTCTAACAGATTCTAAAGGTAAGGAAGTCTTAAAGTTATTAAATGGAACTCCTGTAAAAAACAGGAAAGAACTTATGACATACTTAGAAGAACGTGGTGTGATAGATAACTTTATAAAGAACGAATTTGAATTTAATGAACCACTAAAGAGTGGTTTAAAAAAGAAAGGTGTGAATCTAAGGGATTTTCAACGAGATATAATTAAAGCTGCTAAAAGTAAGAAAGGAAATAGGGATGAAAGTGTATTAGATGTGGCTAAGCGTTATGGCGTTAAGGATACTATGTTGAAATATGGTGGTTTCTTAATGAAACAAAGTGAGCGTGTCAATCGTCTTAATGCTTTCATAGCACATGGTATGCAAGCCGTAGAAAGCTTTGGTAAAGCAGGAGTAGATTTATCTCTAGCAGATCAATATGTATTTAATAGAGCAGAGCGTGGTATTGAAATGACACAGTTTCTATATCAGAATGCGTATAGACCTGCTTTTATGCGTACTTCTATGGGTAAAGTATTAGGTAGGTTTAAATTATTTGTATTTAATAGCATAAGAATGCGTAAAGAATTTTATAGGCAAGCTAAGCTTGCTGGTTTTAAGGAAGGTACTGAGTCCTATAATAGGTTTAAAGATACATTTGCAATAGATATGCTTATGTACGCTTTGGGTTCAGCCTTTATGTTTAGTTTGTTTGATACCACATTACCCCCACCTTATGATTGGGTACAAGCATTATCTGATTACACCTTTGGAACAAAGAGAGAAAAAGATATGGCTTTCTTTGGATCTAAACTTGGGCCATTAAATGTATTAAAGCCACCTATTGCTAGGATACCTGAAGCATTTGGTGAGCTATTAACTGGTCAGTATGAAGATTTTACAAATTACACTATGTACACCATGTTACCATTTGGTCGTGGTATAAGACAAATTAAACAATTAACTGATGATAGACCTAAAAGAGGACTGGAAAGAGCTCCAGAAATCCTATTTAGAATACCCTATCATCAAATGAAGAGTAGAATAGATCGAGTTAGTACAGAAAATAAACGCAGACAATATGCTGCTGAAATATTATGAAGCTTTCAATTCCTATAGAAGCTACTAGAGTTTTAAAAAAAATAGGGCGTGTATCAGATTTACCTAATATCGTAAGACTCTATAGCAAGAATGTTAAGCCATGTAAAATGTGTCGTAAGCCATTTGAGTATAAGGCTCATAATGAATTATATTGTATTCAATGTAAAGGAAAACGTAAGACTAAATCTTATAGGGAGTCTAAGAGACGATTAAGGGACTTAGATGTCCAAAAAGTAGATCTATAAGTCTAACAATATCAGTCTTTAAAATGTAGTTTTTCCATAAGTGGACACTAAGTATGCCTAAGGGTACTTTGTGGACATTTTAGTTATTTATATTGGTGGAGAAGTGTACTTCACTATTTCACTATTCGTCTATAAAACAATGTATTGCTTTTCGCTTAAGTGGTAGCAATATAGTTTAATTTCACCTTAAGGCATTGTTTAAGACTTAACTTAATTAGATAAAGTTCTATAAATAACCATAGCTATAAATACAGCTATGCATGTTAAAAATAGACCTATTCCTAACATCAGGATAGATACAATCCATTCTGGTATATCTATGATAATCATTTATTAAACTTCTTTTCAAACCAGTTTACCCAAAACCATCTATCTACATATTTATCTACGATCATATAGACAATAAGTATAGGTATCATAATATCGTGTCTGTGCTCTACTAGAGCTTGCCAATAATATTCCCACATAATTACTCCTTTATTTTCTTATTTAAAAGTTCGGTTAATTTCCACGTAATATCACAACTTTCTCCATTACTTTCTGACCAAGCCTTAATAATGCTTAAGTTATTGACATCACTTTCTTGAGATACCGCATATATCTCATTTATTAGTTCATTTACATTACCTGTATTTGTTTGAACAACTCCAAAAGCTGTTGCTCCATCTTTTTCAAATGTTACATCTGCATATAAGTATGTGGAATGCATTTGTTACTCCTTTGTTTTACATCTAGGACATGTTCCTACTGGTTTTCCATATCTAGGGAAGTCTTTGTAATAGATGTAGGTTATTTTATTTTTTCTTTTCATGTGTGTTGTTGTTGATGCTAAATCAATTTCCCAGCAGTTATTACAGGTATCACAGCTTTTAATTGTTTTATCAGCTCTTTTAGCATCAAATACACTGTTGTGTTGAGGGTTATCAGTAGTCTTTTCCCCAAGTTGCCACATTATTGGTCTCCTTTACGTATGTATCTACTTCTTTTTTAATATTATTAAGATCATCAAGTGCATATGATGCATAATACAAAACTGAATCAATATCAGGAAATTCGTCTAAGCCATGCTTGGGTTTTGAAAGTGCTTGATCTAATTTTTTTGCACACTTTACAATTTCTTTATATATTTTATCAGCATTCATTGTAACTCCTTATTTTTGAGAGGGACATAAACGCCAACCTATGCCCCTCATCATTTATCACGCTAATTCCTAAGACAAATACCATACCTATATCGTTAATTGTCTATCATTGGATATAGCGAACCTCTTTTATCCTGCTATTCTTTTAAAAAGAGTAAGCAAGTCTTTGTATCGTATAGTCACTAATGCTTCTTTACGATCTTCTTTAATGATTTGTCCATAAACTTCATCGCAGGGTTTATATAGATCTCCAATCTTTTTACGACCCTTTACTTGAAATTTATAAAAGTCATGTTTTAGACTGTCTCCTGTAGTAATAGTCATATCTACTTCTTCGTGCCAGCCTAAGGATCTACCATCAGATCCCCAAGCTCTTTTAGATTCAAAACCAAAACCTTTGGCAAGATTAACACATTCCCTTTCGATCCTGTTTCCTTTTTGTTTAGGTGCTTTACCGCTCATTATTACTCCTTTGGGTCTATGTGTAAACGCCAATATTTTTTATCATCTAAGACTAGGTTTTCAGATTCTTTTTCAAGTTGTTTCATGGCTTCTTTAGGATCTTCAGCTTCTAGGTAGCCACTAGCTTCGACTGTCCATGTGTATTCTTTTAGTTTATTCTTCTTCATTTAAAGCTCCATTTTCATCAAAATCAGCAGCAGTTACATCGTCATAATTCTGTATTTGATCATAAGTTGGTAATCTTAAATGTGTCCATATTTTATCAAATAATATTTTACCATCATTACTCATTCTATCTCTTTCAAGTCCTTCTAGCTGTACTAATAAGTCTATAAGTTTTTTAGTATAGTCTGATGCTGTATTTAATTTCATATAATCCACCTTTTGGTAATGTTAAAACCTATAAATAGCCTTAAGGGTAGTAATTCTACATGAATACCTACAGCACCATCCATAGTTGCACTAGCTGAAAAACTAATGCTAATTAAGTTTAAAAATACTATTTTAAATTGTTTTGTTGGGTAAGAATCACTCTTCTTCAGTGATACTAGTTTTAGACTCATAATGTCCAGTATTCTTAATGTTGTCATATAATATCTCCTGTTTTTTAAATTTCATTGTTGTACGTTCATTTATATCATGATCATGAACAATAACATAGGCATCATTGCCTTGTATTTTTTGTATCTTATCATCTTTAATATGTATTTCTACTAATCCCATAACAACTCCTTTGGTATGTGTTAGAGCAGGGCATAGAAAGATAGTGAATATTAATTATATTTCCATGCCCTAATCATTATGTTCTTTTACTGAATGTAAAGGTGCTCCAATCAAAGTTAAGTGTTATATGAAATTTCTCCATATCACGAGCTTTAATTGCAAAGAACTCTCTTAATTTTCCCGAAGGATCAGTTTCTCTATTTGGGTTTGGTAATTGAAAACCCAATAAAACATCAGAGAGTTGCTCTATTGTTGAAGTGCCTTTACCGCTATGTAAATCTAAGTCCTTGCCTTCTCGCAACGCTACTGCAGCGAATTTTGATATATGATGTATTGCAATAATCATAATATCTAGTTCTTGTGCTATGTCTTTTAATGCTGCGATTGCAGTTTCTGCTTTTTGAAATTCATCTTTTGAATATTTAGATGGAATCCTAGCTAAAACATCTACAACTAGTAATTTACAACCACTTTCAGCTACAAAATCCCTTAAGTTATCTACGTCAGGTGAAGATGTTTGCATACTAATATGATTCATAGAATCTGTTGCTTTTTCCAGTAATTTAGTATCTTGAGTCTCTAAGGCATGCTCTACATCTTTCTTGGTAACACCAAGAGATGCTTGAATAAACCTACGAGACATTGTATGCTCATCTACTTCTAATGAAAGAAATAAGCATTTTAGATGTGTTATTCTTGTTAATATGTATTGTATGATAGCTGTTTTACCTAAAGCTGTATCTCCTATTAGTGTGATTAACCAACCAGTTTTAAATATATGTTCTTTTGGTTTCATAAATGGAAATATTGACTGTAGGTCAAATGACCTTCCTTTATAATCTTCTAGATGGTAGTTTAATAAATTCTTTACCATGCTTTCAGAATTAAGAAGGTTTTGTGTTTCATTAAGATTCTTGTACTGATATAAAGTACATTTGCTATCACAGTAAGGAACAAGAGTAGGATGATTACAACCATGATTGTATTCTCTACGTATTGTATCTGTAACAATTTTATTAACTTCATTTTCAGGTAATGGGTTATCCATTTTAGCCATATAGGATTTAGCTAGATGATTACAAGCATCTTTATCAAATCCTAACTTACTATACCAAATGGCTACTAAAGCAATTAGATGTATATGTCTTTTCTTTTCAACATATCCAGCTCTATACATATGTTGTGCACATGTAATATATTTTGTTGTTCTAGCTTTAGTATTTCCTTGAAATATCTCACGTACTTCTTCTACATTAGCTCTACTCATGTCAACGGGTTCTAACCCATCAACACTTTCGTGATTTATCTTTTTAAGTTTAGTATCTGGGATATTTCTAGCCATTGTTTGAATCTCATCGTAACGCAAGAAAGTAAAATCAGACTTATCTAGTGGAATTTTAAATAAATTAGACTTTATATTAAAGCTATAACCAGCTCTAATAAGTCTTCTATTATCATAGATTAAGTCTATACTGTTGCCAAAGTCACGCTGCATAGTGCTGCGAACCTGATCGGCTAGTTTTTTACTTTGTTGTGGTTTAAAGCCATAGACATTAGCTAAGTGAATATGAAAACCAGTGCCTGAAAACCATATTTGATAATGGTTATCTTCAATGCCTAGTTTATTCATCGTATCAATTACTTTTTTAACATTTTCTATAGTTTTAACTCCATTGATTTCATCTCCATCAGGTGATTTATGAAAATCAATATCCATTACAATTTTATCAACAGATTGTTTTCCTGCAAAACCTACCACAGTTTGAGTTTCTTCTAAATAACTCTTTATAGAATCATCATAAAGATACATACTGCGGTAGATTTCTTTACCAAGATTTTCTAATACTACTTCTTTTGAAAATCTTTCTATTGGAACAACCTTATTACGATTACTTACATTACCTATTGCGTATTCTACGTACCAATTAGACATAGTAATCGCCTGCCTTTACAGATCTAAAGCTTCTGCAAGCCCTGATTTTTTAATTGCATCTACATCAGGAGTTGATGTTGTTGTTTCTGATTCACTATCAGGTGGTTTGTAAAACTTTACCCATCCATTATCAATTTGTTTTTGCAAATCGTTTTTAAGATAATTATCATCATCACTTATTGAGCCTACCATATTGTGGTAATTCCAATAATTTTTACCATTAGGCTTTGTTTTAGTTGTTGGATAGCTGATTACTTTAATTTGCCTTCCAACAACATCTCTTAACCATTCTTCTGGTATCGTATGATCCGCTTGTAATTTTAAATCTTTTTTGCCAAGTGCTTTTTCAAAGAATGTTCTTATTTTAAAAGCACTATGCCAAGATTTAGGGTCAGAACTGGGCAAATCATGTTTTACACTACCAAATATAGTTAGTTTATCTGTCCAACCATCTTTTACATTTAATTCAATATCCATAAATAAATCTGGAACGAATTTAAGAAATGTATCTTCTGGTTTGTATTTTAGAGTTACATTAGATATAGTAACTACTTTTACGTATCCTGCCATTATGCAGTCTCCTTTTCTTTTTTGTTTTCTTTTCTGATGCCTTCTTGTACATCTTTTAATTTAATATATTTAGCTAATACTTCATCTTTAGATCTTTCTGATTCCCCTAGCCATTTATCAATTACTCCAATTACACTTTCTTTAGAGTTTGATTGTGGGGGAAACTCTACAGATTGTGCAAGTGCTCTTAACTTAACAACTTCATCTGGTACAGTTTTTACAGTACCTGACGTATTTGCAGCTAAAGTTTCATAATTAGGGATTTTAGCACTATCAGGATTAGAAGGATCATAGTCAAGGCCTTTTAGGTCTTCGTTAAACCATAGTTCTATACCTAATCCAGTTAACATACTGCCTGCTTTTGCAATGCATCTTCTAATAGTATTTTCAACTTGTACCATATCTGGCTTTGTTGCAGCTTGCATTTGAAAGTTACGTACTGCTAAACATTCTTCATGTTTATGTTCGTCTCCTTCTTTATCTGTAGCTGTTACAGTAACTGCAACCATTGCTGTTTTTGTATCTGGATCAAGCATATACCTTGATGTCCATTGACGACCATTTTCATCAATATTTTGATATTCATGTACCTTGTATTCTACATATTGAAAAGATTTTTTTACAATATCATGAACTACAGCCCACGATAGATAATCTGCTTTGAAATTTCCATTGCCTTTGGTTTCTACAAATGCTTTATATGGTTCATTTCGCAAAGTTTTATAAAACTTATTCATTATTTTTATTCCTTTTTATATTATTTAAATGGTGATTCTAGAAATTTCTTTAATCCATTTTTTACTTTTGTAAAGAATATATCTTCTTTACCTCTAAAGTTATTTGATTTGTTTTTTCTTGGTGGCATTACTATCTCCTATTATTATTATTAAAAATTAAGGAAGCAGTGTTAAAGTGATTGAATAAGGTACTGCGGAGTTCCTTACTTTACATGACACTGACAAAAGGAGTCCAATAACACTACTTCCGATTTTAATTTTTTGTAAGTATTGCTGTAGCCCCTGCATTTTATTGTTACAGCTTTTGTGGTGCACCTGTAGGTTCTAACTAATACTTACAAAATTCATTTTAGCTTAATCCAAAATCCGATATTGTACGATCATGTAAATCTATATGACGTTCTAGTATCTTATTTGGTGTTGTGCTCTTTAACGCTTCAGTACAAGCATTATATAATGACCATACGTTCTTACTTTTAAAGTCATCATAAGGTGCATTGTTCCAATGTTTAAAGGCATTTTGTGCTTGTCTAGCTTGTAATACTTTATGGCCAATCGCTCTACCTATAAAACTATAAGCATCATTAGTATCTATCTTTGTATCTGCCATTTTATAAGCATCTTCTACAATTCTAATGAATTTATTTTTAGTATTATAGATTACGCTTACAAGCTTTTCTTCTAAGTCGTTCCATACATTTTTTGTATGTTTTCTCATGTAAGTAACATCGCCTGTAAAGGCCATATTATCACATACGAATATTGTAGCACCTGAACAAAATCCATTAGACATACTTTTATCGTAGCTACTACGAATACCAATAGCATGTCCAATTTTATCTTCTATATTATCACGGTACTGCAGTAGTCCAAAGAATCGTTGATCTTTTCCCGATACTGCTAGTTTTTCTCCAACATATTCCATGCCTAATAGATCATCACAAATCTTTTTTGTATTTGTGAGTAAGTCTATAAAGGGTACTGGTTCATATGTTTGAGTTCTTTCTGGCAATGGTATTGCCTGTAGTTCTGCTGGTGTGACAGCTCGTCCACCACAGTGCATCATAAATGTGCTCATTTTATTTCTCCATTAGTTATTTGTTTTGTAATATTTTTGAGTGTTGTGACTCTAAATCATTACATAGATAGACATAGGCAGGGCCCCAGTGAAACATTTTTTGTTCATGTGCTGTTTGAGGTGTAATGAAATATTTATGAGGATATATTCTGTTATCATATTTATCCTTTTGTAATATTTCTACATATGCACCATTATCAGGAACTCTATCTTGTCTGACACTTATTGAACGTTGTCCAAATTGTGCCCAGTTTATTTTATTTATTTTAATGCTCATTTTCTCCCCAGTTGTTTATTCCTAGGGCTATATGAAACAATGATGGAGTTAAGGTTTTATAAGTACCTAATCCACTTTTAGCTCTTTTTGCTTGTCTTTTTACTAATAAGTATATTTCTTCTTGAATTAGTTCCATTGTGCCACTGCCCAAGCGAAGTCCTTGATCTTTATATATTTTTTTAATTTGTTTTTGTGTCATGATGTTTCTCCTTTAAACATTTCAAATACTTTTTCATATTCATCAGTTAGTTTTCGATATATTTCATCCAGCTCTAGATTCTCACGGCTAATGTGACTATATCTAAAAGCACTTAATGAATCTATAATTCGTTGAACTTCTTCTTTGCTATCAAAAGCGATAGCAGGTCTTTTATCAGGTGAGTTTGTTATTTTCATTATTTTATCCTAATTTAGTTTTGTAAATACCCAGAGCCGATTTGTGCTGTCTTTGAGATCGTCATCTCTCGGAAACGTTCAGTTTACTCTGAACAGTTCTTATGCCATAACATAAGAATACTCTGGGTGTTTACATTTAACCACATAACGTAATTATTTCATTTCTGTTACAACTACTGTTTTTAATCCAAGATTACTACTTGAATCCAATTTCTTATTTACTGCTTTATTAGTTAGATTTTCTTCTTGACTAACTATTTCTCCATCGTCATTAAGAATTTCTACTTTATATCTTCTAGTATCAGTAATTGCATCAGATGTCTTTCTTACTATACTAGACGATAGCCTAAGTATTCCATTAGCTGTCATCGTTAAGTACCCTAATATTTTAGTAAATTTCATAGCTTGTGATATATTCATGTTAATCCTCCTTATTTCTTTTTAGAATCCATGCTTTTAGTGCATTTACTGCTGCATCTTTAGATACGTTTTTACTTTGCACGATGTATTCTAGTTCTGTGTCTATTGCATTGTCAAATATTGGAAACAATCGTTCACATAATTTGTCAAAGTTATATCCAGATTCATCTTTCATAGTTCTTCTCCATTTTACTTAATCTTTCATCTAGAAATCTTAAATGATCAATCATGTGCTTATGGATACTTTTAACATTTATAGTGTTAAATTCTTTAACGTCTTTTGCTTTATTGATACAATATTCTAGATCATCTCTTAACATCATTAGTTCATTAATATGAAAACGAAGTGCAAGAGTATTAAAAGACGGTTTTTTAAGTGTTTCTGAAATATGTTCCATATGATTTCCTATGAATTTATTTGTGATTCAATCCACTCATCAACATCTGAGTGTATTTTATTTAATTGTTTATTAATGTTCTTTTCTGTAAAGCGATATGTACCAGTTTCTGTATATTCTTCAAAGCATTCTGTGCATACAGGTACATCTTGAGTAATACGACTTTCTTTTCCAGAAAATGGGTGTATTGCGGTATTTGTTACTTCTTGAAAGTATATTTCCGCATTTGGGTGAAATTTGCATTTCATAATTTCTAACTCCTTTTAATTAAGTTAAAAATAAAGGAAGCCAGTAATTGTAATATATAACTTGTTTGTTATTGCTCCTTTTGTCTGTTCGTAATATATTCTTTTTGCTACCTATTTTCAAGTCAATTATTCTTTAAATTGCGTTATCTTACTATATATTTAATACCATCAACACTTCTTATTAAATAGATCTTTTCCCATTTGTAATGTTCTGCACAATAATAATTTTTAGGTTCTATAATATAAAATGTATCGTTATCAATATAGTATTTATGTGTTTTATTATCTCTATCTGTTAAAGAATGTGATGCTGTATTAGCACTACATCCATATAACATAATTAAAATTATGAACCCTAGTGGGTGCATTTGCTGTCCTTTTGTCCTTTTCATGTTATTTTTCCTTTAATTAATAGAATGGCTCAAGATATATCCGGCTTTGTAGAGAATACTCTGCACACAGACGGTTTTATCTCTGTTGGCTTCAATACCTTGAGCCTATGATAAAGAATGTTTCAGGTGAGGGGAAACAGACAAAAACCTAAAGTTCATTTTAAATTGGCTTGAACTTTGAACTTACCAATAAGTACTTTTAGAATAATCGTATTGGATTATTATTACGATGATTGAAAATATCTTCAATCATTCTAAAGTATTCTTTTTGTGTTTCTTGTTTAATGAATCTAGAAGGTACTAAGGAGACCTTATGTACAAATACATCATGATTAAAATCGGGATGTGTTAAAGTATCAATATAACTAAGTACAAAAGTCCTATGACGATATATTTTATCGCTATATTCTTTAAATTGAGTTATTTTACTTAACAATTCTTCTACAGATTCTATGCTTTGAGATACCTTAAAATTCCCACGCTTAAATTCATTCATTACTGTTTTAGTATGTTCTCCAGTTAACAGTATTATAAGTGTGGTTATTGGATAAGGATGTCTTTTAAGAAACCCTGCTAGTATTTTATAATCATGGTATCCTTCAACACAAAAGTGATTCAGTACATTCTTGTATGACCAAGATTTTTGTACAGAATTAAATTGTCCAATGTCTGTTTTAGACATTTTTGTATACATATAGTACACAGGAACTCCTAGCTCTTTACACGCTTCAAAAGTGTGTTGTCCTTCCATTATCTCGTGTGAACGAGTAACTTTTATAGGATTTTCAGAAGTTAGATTTATTCGTTGAATTTCATTCATGATTTCCCTGACATGAGCAGGGGATACTTGTCTATTTGATGCTACAAATTTGAATTTATCATAGTCTCCAGTTTTATAGACCTTTAATGTTTCCAGCTTGTTATTTATTGTTTGTTTACTCATTTGTAATTCCTTTTTTTATATAACTTGGGATATATCCCAGAGTCTTGTTCAGTTAGTACTTTAAGATAAGGGTGCGTTTCAGCACACATTCATTAAAAGAAATGGTGCGTAGCAACCTTTAAAAAAGACTACAGGGAGTTCCCTGTAGTCTTAGTTAGGTTGGTTATGATCTGTCTAAATCACGTCCAACAATTAGTTTACTCCATGCAGTTCCATCTTTGGATACCATGAAATGGTTATCATTATTTGATAGTGACAATCCCATTCCTTTAAGAACGAGGATAGTTTTATCAAGTTCAGCATGTGCAGATTCAATATCTGATTCTTTTGCACATTTAAACCACATGTTATAATATATGTCAGTATCGCTATCAGATTTGATAGTATCCCAATCTGATTCTGATAATGGTGTATCTTTAAATTCACCATCTACTTTAGTCGCTTTATTGATCCATACAAATGATTTAGTTATTGTACGTTCTTTAGCTGCTTGAATTGCATCTTTTAGTTTTTGACTTATAGCCATTATTGACTCCTTTGTTATTATGGTTACGGCATTGTGCCAGAGATAGAGGAAACCGATCCCCTAAATCTATATTAGTTTAAATAGCATTACTGCTATAGTTATGATGCATATTGTAACATGCACCCTATATATTACTTTCATGATCTGTAAATGGCTCATATTTAAATCGCTCCAAATACGAGCCAAATTACTGTAGCCATACCTACTATAGCCGAAGTGGCTAAAAGTGAGCAGAAGGCTATAATTACAGCGTTATGAAGCATGATTAGGAACTGATTCATTAGTTTCATTACTTGATTTCCTTTTATACATGGTTTTTAACTCTGTTATTTTGTGTCTGAATAATGCTTGAGGGTTACCCTGTTGCACTTCAGATTTGATATGCTTTGCTTGATTGATTACTTTTCCAGCACCGATTGCAGTAGCACCGATGAATAGCCAACCAGCATTTTGTATTTTATCTTTAATTCGATTAGACATAAGAACTCCATAGTTATTAGGTTAAGTGAAAGTTTGCCTGTGTTATTAATATACCTACTTGGTTATCTCACGTACGCACTGACCGAGGTAAGTGTTTGGCTTTATTAATCCACTAATAAGAGTGACTTAATAGTGTATGTTACGAGCATAACACAGGACTTCTTAAGTAGAATGATTTCAATGGATTTACCATCAATCTTGAAAAGAATGTGAACCACTTCCATACACAAAGGAGAGAAGCGTACAGGCAGGATAGTAGGGATTTATATATATAGGCTAATATAGCAGGGATATAAGCAGGAGGAGAGTCGAGATGTCAGAACATACATCCATCTAAGATACGGCTTTAGTCCGGTTAACTAGGTCTCGATGTAACTTAAAGTTTCAACTCAACCTAATTTAACCCCTTCAACCCGTTTTAGAGGGGGGTAGTACTAACATGTTCCTCTCACTCCCATTCTACATATAATTTCGAAGTAGAGTACTATGGAACTAATTAGCTTGTTATTAGTTATATAGATGTATTAACTTAAAGTAACACTTTAATGAAGCGTAAACTTAGAAAGACATACGAAGTATTCAATGTGAATACAGGCAAGTGGGAGGAAACGACCATGACAGATGACGAGTACGAACACTTTTCAGAATCATCTACTAAAACAGCAGATGAGCTAGAAGCTGAGTATGAGATTATATCAAAGATAGTAGCACAGAAGCTAGGTTATGCTGAAAAAGATGAGAGTAGGGATTAAACGTATTAGTAATAAAACATATAAGTAGTACTAATACGTTTTAGTAGTACTAATACGTTTAAGTAGTACTAATACGTATAAGTAGTATATTACTTAGTAGTAATATTACTTAATAGTACTAGTACTAATAGTAATGTAGTAAAAAAAGCTATAAACAATGAGAATTGCAAGGAAAATAAATGGCAAAGAGAGTTATTATGATGTTTTTACAAAAGAGCAAGCTCTGGAAAAGAGACTTCAGTTCACGTATTGGCAAGAAGCTGAGGTAGGGGAATATGCTATCACAGATGATAACTACGTGGCCTTGTGTTATGATAAGAAAGACTATACAGATAAAAAAGGTCATTCTAAAACCTTTGTTAAACTTATCTGTGGCGTAGGCTGGTGCAACAGATCTTCAAAAATATTATTTGAGAAAAACCACGAATATGGAGTCTATACTAAAACTAACCCTTCACGTACATGGGATAAAGAGGAATATGGTAAAAACCGTGCTAAGAACACTATTACCGCCTATGCACAAATGCTCCTTGATGATGGAAAAGTTAATTTTGAGACTCTTGGTCAAATATATAGGCCTGACCAAGAAGTCCCAGCTGCAACAGTACGAAGATTTCTTAAAACAAAAACAGCTAAAAAGATGACTGAAGAAAAAATAAAAGAAATATTAGCCAAAAAGAGCATCAACAGAGAGTTTGCTGTAGAAAATATCGTATTAGCTCTAAAAATGGCTGAAGAAAAAGGGGATGTCAACAACTTCCTAAAGGCAAATGACTATCTAATGGATCTTCTAGAGATGAAACCAAATACTAAGATGATCACAGACACCATACAGGTGGATATGACTAAACAGATAGCCGATACGATTGCCAAGGAAGATAAAAGGCTGATATTACAGCGTAAGAGTGAGCAAAATGAAACAGAACAATGATGCTGAGATCGAATATCAGGGAAATCCTGATGCTGGTCTTAAAGATGAACAATTAGATGCTGCAGTACGTGCATTACACGTCCTTGCAGTACTTCAGAATGGTAATCCTGAGTGGATGTCAAACTATGCTCTAGATGCTTTAAGAGAAATTGAAGCACTAGGCTATATGTACGAGTCTTATACTGAAACCTTAAATTAGTGTTTGAATATTGTACACTAAAGGAAATAATATGTCCTTTTGCTGGTTCACATAATAAAAAATTGTATTGTGGGATCAATAAAGGCTCTCTAATGGAAAATGAAATAAAAAATATAAAGAAATGCCCTCAAAAGCATAGAAAACGTGGCAGATCATAAAAAATATATAAAAGAAAAGCTAAAAAAGAATATGATTATGTTTGGTAAAGTTATTATGCCAAATATGTTCTCTGCTCCATCTCCTGAATTTCATTATACCATTGCTAATACCCTAATTAACGATAGCAATAAACAAATAAATATTATTGCTCCACGTGGTCACGCTAAATCGTCTATAGTTGGTGGTGTATATCCCCTCTACCACATTATGAACCATAGTGGGGCAAAGCTTATTGTACTTGTATCTAGAACCCAAGACCATGCCATTAAACTACTAGGAACTATTAAAGATACCATTGAGTATAGTGAATCCTTTAGGCAGATCTATGGATACTGGGGGCAACATAATGCTAGACAATGGGCTAAAAGCGAAATAGAATTAAAAGATGGTTCAATGATTATCTGTAAAGGTACAGGGCAGCAGCTACGTGGGATTAAAGTTGGCAGTCAACGGCCTACGTTAATTATCGTAGATGACCCTGAAGATGAAAATAATACTAAAACAGCAGAAGCTATGGAGCAAAACCTACGCTGGCTATTACAAAGTGCTGTTCCATCACTTGATCCAAAGAAGGGTAAGATCATTGTTATTGGAACGCCACAACACCAACGCTGTATGGTTGAAATTTTAAAAGAAATGAAAGGATGGGTTAATCATCATTTTAGTCCCAGCATCTCAAAGAATAAAGCTTTATGGGAAGATTGGCAACCTATTAAAAAATTAATACAAAAGAAAGAAGAACTAGAGTCTATTGGACGGGGCTCTGTTTTTTATCGTGAGTATATGTGTCAAATAGTTGGTGATGAAGATCAATTATTTAAACAAGAGTATATTCAGTATCATGATTATGAATTAGAAATTGATAGTAACGGGTATCATTACCTCATTAAAGACGATGAAAAGAAACCCGTGAATGTATTTATGGGAGTTGATCCTGCATCTTCAGTCCGTAAGACAGCAGATTACTCTGTAATTATGCCTGTAGCGGTAGATGATAACAACAAAAGGTATATTCTCCAGTATTACCGCAATAGGGCAACTCCCATGCAATTAGCTGAAAGTATCATAGAGTATTTTAAAATCTTCAAACCCGTAAAGGTACGAGTAGAGAGTGTTGGGTATCAGGAGATGTTAAGAGAATACTTAAAACAAAGATGCGATGAAGAGAATATATTTATCTCAGGATTGGAGATAAAAGAAAACCCACGTACATCTAAATCATCAAGGCTGGAAACTATGCAGCCTTACTTTGCTCAGAATAAAGTTTATTTAAAAAAGTCTATGGAAGAGTTAAAAGATGAATTACTTCTTTACCCTAGAGGTAAGCATGATGATTTATTAGATGGTCTATTCTATGCAACTAAAAAATGCTATGGGCCAGTACATGAAGCAAATAAACCAAACAAAACAAAAAATAACAATGCTTATTTAGATGATGACGTAAGTTGGAAAATAGCTTAATTTGGAACTTTTTACCTAAACCATTCGTTTAAGCATACAACCCCTATCCACATGCATAAAGATACAGTAAAAACTAAAGAAGTACAATTAACGCAAGATTTATTGTCTGAATACTCATCCGCTAGACAGAATTGGGCAACCCAAGCTGTTGAGGATAATGAGTTTCGTAACGGAAAACAATGGACGGATGATCAGGTAAAAGCACTTCGTTCTAGATCTCAAGAGCCGTTAGTTGTAAATGTTGTTTATTCTGCAGTTGAACAAGCAAAAGCTATGTTGACTGCTAACGCCCCTAAGTTCCAGTCCACTGCTAGAGAAACAAGTGATTCTAGAGTTGGTCGGATGTTTTCAGATATTATGGCCTATATATGGGATAATTCTAATGGGAATGTAGAGCTCAAACAAGCTATTGACGATTACTATGTAAAAGGGATGGGGGTAATGATGGCTTATATAGATCCGGATGCTGACTTTGGCTCTGGAGAAGTCAAGCTTAAATCTATAGACCCATTAGAAATTTTTATTGATCCATCTACAAAGGATCCTTTTGCTAGAGATGCAGCACATATCATTATTGGAAAAATTATTTCAGAGACTGCTCTTGTAGAGTTTTATCCAGAGTTCGAGGATCACATAAAGGAATGTCAGGAAACGAGCTATCTTAATGTTACATCAGAATCACGCTATGGATTAAAAAGTGAAGATGTTACTTTAAAACGTAGACAGACAGGAACGTCTATTACAGGGGAAAGGGAATTAGAATTATTTGAACGCTATACAAAAATTAAGCGTCCATATTATAAAATTTATGATCCACACAGCAATGAGCAAAAAGTTTTAAATGAGTCTGATTACGAAGAGTATAAAGCAGAACCTGTTGTAATGGTTTTTGCAGATGGACAAGAAAGGATTTTTACAGACTCTTCTAATGTGAATAACTATATGAAGATTGCTCAGCAATTTGGAAACAAATATCATCTTATGATGGATCCTATGACTGGACAGACTGTACCTATGGCAGGTGAAGAACACGAAGGGTCTATTCCAAATTCTACTACCACACTAGACTTTATGACCAAGAATGAATTAATTGAGAGTGAGTCTATTATGGTTAACGATATTGAAATGACTCAAATAAATCAAATTGTAAGTGTTGGGGATAAAGAATTATTTAGCGTAGTCCTACCTATAGAGGAGTACCCTATCGTTCCTTTTATGAACGGATTTAATAGAAATCCTTATCCACTAAGTGATGTAAGATTAGTTAAGGGCTTGCAAGAGTATATTAATAAAATTCGTTCTTTAATTGTGGCACATGCATCTAGCTCTACGAATGTAAAGCTATTGATACCACGTGGAAGTATGGACAAGGCGAACTTAGAGGCGGAATGGGGAAAAGCAGGAACGGCTGTTATCGAATATGATCCAGAACTAGGGCAACCTATTGTTGCAGGCCCTGTGCCACTTCCTAATGAATTATATAAAAATGAAGCAGATGCTAAAGCTGACATTGAACGTATCTTAGGTATTTATGCTATGATGCAGGGGGATATGGCAGCTGCACCACAAACCTTTAAAGGTACGGTTGCTTTAGATGAGTATGGACAAAGGCGTATTAAATCTAAAAGAGATGATGTAGAAGAATGTATTAATCAATTAGCAAAAGTTATTGTTGGTTTAACTCAGTTTGTTTATACAGACCAAAAGATATTAAGATTAATGCAACCAAATAATAAGCCAGTTGAAGTTGAAATTAACTCTCCTATCTATGACGATGTGGGGAATCTAATTGGTAAGGTTAATGATATAACCATTGGTAAATACGATGTTATTGTTTTATCTGGATCAACTCTTCCATCTAATAGGTTTGCTCGATTCGAGTATTATATGCAATTATTTCAAGCTGGGTTAATAGATCAATTAGAAGTGTTAAAGCAAACTGATGTTGCTGACATGGAAGGAGTACTGGAACGGTCTGGCCAAGCTAAACAAATGCAAGGTCAAATACAGGCACAGGCTCAAGAAATTAAAAAGCTTAAGGGCGACCTACAGACAGCACAACGTGAATCCTTACATGATCGTAAACGTGTAGAGGTTAAAGAATTTGAAAAGAAACTTGCTAAAGCAGAGGCTAAAGTAGAAATGGCATCTCAACTTTATAAAACTCGCTTAGCAGATGAGCTAAAAGTAGCTAAAGAGGATATACAGGAATTTAATGAACCGAATCCTACTAGAGAAATGAATGAAGAGATGCTTATGTTGGAGGACTAAATGTCTCAGAAAGGTAATATTCATAATCCATTTTCATCGTATTATAATTATCCAAAAGCATGGGGTGAAGCAGAACCACAAGAAAGATGGCATTCAGATAAATCTGAAGAAGGGATTGTTCCTCCTTGGTTAAAAAAGATTGGAAAAAGCCTTGGGATGGGTGGTGATGTTGAAATAGAATGGGATAATCCAGATATTGAAAAACTTGATAAACATTTTTCCAAAATAAATAAACTATATGGGGCAATGGATACTACAGAGTTGCCATTTATGCTTATTCAAAATTTATACAATCAATCTGGAAGGGATTTAAAAAGATCTATAAAGGCATTAGATAGAATAAATAGCCAAATTGAAAAAGATCCAGATTTTAACAAATATGGTGGTGGTGATTATTTAACAAGATGGTATGAATTAACTGAAAATCCATTTGAAGATGGTTTACCATTAGATGATACTATGAGTACAGGAGATTTTACATAATGAGTAAAGAATCTGATTATATCATAAACCAAATAAATCAAGCACCAAAAGATTTTAAGGGAGATGAGTCTAGCTTTATAATAGATAGAATAAAACAATCTGGTGATGATGAGTTTGATAAT